TGGAGAGTTTGTCAACGAGGAAGACGAATATCTCTACGCTTCAGTACCTCTGGATTATGTGTCAGAAGTGAACATGTATGTATCCCGCGACGTCAACACTGATAACCCTTTCAAAGAGACCGACGCCTTCCTGGTTGAAGTGCGCGCTCAAGGCGTGGAGTTGTTTGCCCGGGAGATGCACGCAGACATCAGCGAGGCCGATGCTATCGAGTTCGCCGCCCAACTTCGTCAGGAGGCAGCCCAATGACCAACAAACAGGTGCAAGAACTGCTTATCCAAAACGGCCAACTGGTAGCGGATACGCTCCGCCATTTAGCTGATAACGAAATCGACTCGGATTATTTCGCCATCACGTCAACCAGTGAGAACGGCACTGAGACTGAGTGCGAGCTGGTTATCACTGAATACGCCCGTCAGGCTGCTGGGATTGTTGATGAATTGATTAAGGCGCTGGAAGCCAAAGACAAGGCATGGTCAGCGCAGGACGACCACATCAACCAACAGGCTGACCGTATCGAATCGCTGGAACAAAAAAATGCCGGTCTGGGAAAAGCGCTTGGAGACGCAGAGAGGCGGATCGCTGAGTTTGACCAAAGAATTAGGACGCAGAATCGTCACGCCTGCGAACTGTTCGATGAGGCCAAGGCCCAAAGACAGCGCGTCGCAGAGCTGGAAGCGCGGGAGGTGAAAGTGAAGCAGCTCTCAGAGTTTCTGATTTGCCATTACGGCGCTTCTGAGGACTATGCGAAGGGTTATATCGACTGCCAGAAAAATTACAACAAGGCGCTGGGCGCCGCTGGCATTCTCATCAGCATCAACGGTGAGGGGTGAGATGGCTGAGGTAATTCTTCACAATGCAGATTGCTTCGATATTTTCCCGACGATGGCAGATGGTTCTGTCGATCTGGTTTGTGCTGACATCCCCTACGGCACTACGCAGTGCCGATGGGATTCGGTTCTCGACTTGTCGCATATGTGGGAACAGCTTTATCGCATCGCCAAACCGACTGCGGCAATCGTGCTGTTCTCTGCCCAGCCGTTTACCAGTGTGCTTATCGCCAGCAATTCGCGGGACTGGCGCTCTGAATGGATCTGGGAGAAAGGTAACGCCACAGGCTTCCTGAACGCCAAAAAGCAGCCGCTGCGCGCACATGAAAATATTGAGGTGTTTTACCGGCGGCAGCCGACTTATAACCCGCAGATGACTGAGGGCCATACCCGCAAAACCAGTAAGCGGAAGACCGTTAATTCGGAGTGCTACGGAAAGGCGCTGATGCTGACTGAATATGATTCGACAAAGCGGTACCCGCGTGATGTTCAGTTCTTCTCGAGCGATAAGCAGACCGGGAACTTCCACCCGACGCAAAAGCCGCTGGCGCTGGTGAAATACATCATCGAAACCTACAGCAACTCCGGTGACGTGGTGCTTGATTTTACTATGGGAAGCGGTACCAGCGGCGTGGCCTGTCAGGAACTCGGGCGCCCGTTCATCGGGATCGAGAAGGAGTCAGATATTTTTCTGACCGCATGCCAGCGCATGGGTATTAAACAGGAGTATGCCGCTTAACAAGAATCAATCTAGTTGATGCAGCCTAGTCTAGTAGATTCTGTTTGAAGTTTTTAAGAAAAGAATTCTAGGATGTCACGAATATTCAAATCATATTTGAACATTGTGTAAAGCGTACCTTCGAGACTGCTAATGAAAAATACACCATTGTTTTGGGAAGACGATAAAAATTTTTACCTGAGCCAAGAGGCGTTTAGGCACCTCCCGGATGAAATCAGGGAACAGCTTGAAAGTCACCTATCTTATGGAAATGAGATGCTTGCTAAAGCGGATAGGGACATCATGAACCTTCAGCGTTTAGTGAAGATGATGACCACGGTCTCCAGCCTCAATTTCATTCATCAGCGCCTTCGTAATACCAGCTTTGAAATCACAATCGAGTCTGCTTTAGAGCATGAGATGTTAACGACAGCCTTTGTCGTAACTTATTCACGACTTTTTGTAGGCACAACCGGAGCAAGCGGCATCTCTGAGAAAAAGGTTCCCAAGCACCTCAAAAATGTCCATAGCGAACTTATGGAAATTAGAAATCAGCGTTACGCACATAACGGAGAGCATGAATCCATCAGCAGCTCAATTAAGATAGAGTTTGGTGGTGGAGAGTTTGATATTTGCTTGAATTATGAACTGGGTATGTATGTTGGTGGGAGAGATGAATGGGTAGAGCTTGTTCAATTTGTTAACGAGTATGTGTACGATCAAATCAATAAAAATCTCGATCGTTTACATGAGAAAACGGGGCATAAGTGGAACTTTCCTCAGGGTCCCAGCAATGGCTTTAATGAAGCCAAAGGGTGACAGCAGTCGGGAGGTTTAGCTTATAAAGCCTATCTCTTGTTGTACTGGTCCATCATCGACCAGGACTTTCGGGGCGTGAAGTACGCGAAGGATAAGCAGATTGCCCGCTGCGGCAATGCCGTACCTCCGCCATTCGCTAAGGCGCTGGTGAGAGCAAACCTGCCGGAGATGTGCGGGCAACGGAAGGATGCCGCCTAAAGAACATAGCTAAATTACAGCGTCATCAAAACACACTGAGTGAGTGATTTAGCACAAAGCAACCCGCTACAAGCCAAGGTAATGTAGGGCCTAATACAACTGGGAAAATTTATGAAGAAACTTGTAGCGATTGCAATCTTAATTCTGGTCACAGGCTGCCAGCAAAACCAGAACTCATTTAAATTGGATGACTGTAATGGAAGGTTAGAAAAACAATTTCCCACTATTCCTGCGAAAGCTATTGCACTGAAAGTCGAAGGAATGGTCGTGGTTTCATACATAGTTGGCCTTGATGGCCACCCAAAAGATATCAGGGTCGTCTCCTCTGTACCAAAGGACATGTTTGAGCAAGAAACCTTGAAAGCTGTTCGCGCATGGTGTCTCAAGCCTACAACAACCCCAGCAAAAAGCACTGTTACCTTTAGAATCCATTCCTAGACGGTGCTGCCAAAGCAGTGATTTATGAGGTGGCAGCACTGTCAATCATGACGCGAACTTAATCCCCCCCGCATCTAGAAAATCTTGGCCTCCCAGGAGGCCTTTTCATCTCCGTCACCGGCTCGCACAATCACTGATGTAACGCATGATCGATATTACCGATCGATGCAGTGATATTGTTCTATGAAATCGATTAGATAATAGACACAGCGCGGCAACAAATTACCAACCTGACAACATGTGTCATCGCGGCAATATACCCTCAGGCGCAGGCCTGCCCTGCGTTTGGCAGGGTTGAGAGTTTTCCAATAAGATATTTACCCCAGCACTTTCTCTTCCTCAAAAGTGTTAAAAATATCGGTAAGTTTTTACAGGGGAGTAGCGTAAAAATTTATTCAAATCAAGCGGATGAATGGACTTGCGCAGACATGCATTTCATGTGCATACTTAAGCCAAACGGATAATTACTGTTTATACATACAGTGTTTTGTTGTATGGTTTAAGTGCTAAAGAAAAAAATGAATTTTTCTTCCGGCGAACCTATTAGGAATTTTGCGCCATTTGTTATTTTGGCTCTGTGGAGTGGAGTTCTCCCCGCCGGGAGAGGGTATTTGAGGATAGCAAAGTGAGGGGGTTGATGTGGCTGAGGTCTGTTCCGATGGGGGTGATTATTACGAACTCGTTAGGCGTTCCGACGGAGCGTCTGTGTGTTCGTTTAAACTCCGGCCAGGGGATCGCGTGCTGATAAATTCTGCTGGTGCAGTAGTCGGCCACAAGCGCCTACTGGTGGATGAGCGTGTCATATCACGCGAAACACTGGAAGAGATCGTCAAGGAGTTTTCAGCCAGGAATTGACCTTTTTAATACCTGAATAGCATAATGTTTGAATCGGCCTGAACACCCGATAACCTGACAACGATGCGCCACGGAGAGAACGTCCATGGCGCAGTTACAACTCATCAAGCAATCCTCAGGAATCCTGATCCCCGCCACGCCGGAGACCAGCGAATTACTGCAATCAAAAATTAAGCTCGGCGCCGTGCTGGTGGCCGACTTCAAACAGGTCCGTAACCCAGCTTTCCACCGCCGCTTCTTCGCTCTGTTGAATCTCGGTTTTGAATACTGGGAGCCAACCGGCGGGGCCATCTCATCCAACGAACGCAAGCTGGTGACCGGCTATGCGAGATACCTCGCTTCATACGGCGGGAACGAAGGCGCGCTGCTGGATGCTGCTGAACAGTATCTTGAACGCATCGCCGACAAGCGCACTGGCAGCATCAGCGCCTGTAAGTCCTTCGACGCGTATCGCGCCTGGGTAACCATTGAATCCGGTCATTATGACGCTATCCAGCTGCCTGATCGCACCCTTCGCAAGCATCCCCGCAGCATAGCCTTCGCCAACATGGATGAGATCGAGTTTCAGCAGCTCTACAGGGCTGCACTCGACGTTTTGTGGCGCTGGATTCTGTCCAAATCATTCAAGAGCCGTAGCGAGGCTGATAACGCCGCCGCGCAGCTGATGAGCTTTGCGGGGTGATGGCGATGAAATCCTCATGGTTCCAACATACCGAATGCACAACGGCGCAGGCCGAAGAGCTAATGGCGACATACCGTGCGCGCGGCGTGAAGGTCGAGCGCAGCCTGAACCCCGATTACGTCACCTGGACCGTCAGCGTCCGGCTACCTGAAGCCCGGCGTCAAGAACGCACGCCGCGGACCTTCCGCCAAAAGGTCTGGGGGTGATCATGGCGAATTTATGCAAAGAAGCCCGCGGTCGCGAATGTCAGGTGCGGATCCCCGGCGTGTGCAATGGCAATCCTGAAACGTCCGTTCTGGCGCATATTCGCCTGGCCGGCCTGTGCGGTACTGGCATCAAACCGCCTGACCTGATCGCCACTATCGCCTGTAGCAGCTGCCACGACGAAATAGACCGCCGCACCCGCCTGGTCGATGCGGATTATGCAAAGGAGTGTGCGCTGGAAGGCATGGCCCGCACGCAGGTTATCTGGCTGAAAGAAGGGAAAGTAAAAGTATGAGCGAGTATCGAATCAGCCTGCCGTGGCCGCCGAGCAATAACCGCTACTACCGGCACAACCGCGGGCGCACGCACATCAGCACAGAAGGGCAGGCCTACCGCGACCGCGTCGCCCAAATCATCAAAGACGGAATGCTGGATATCGGCCTGGCTAAGCAGGTGAAAATCCGTATCGAGTGCCATATGCCGGATCGCCGCCGCCGGGACCTGGATAACCTGCAGAAGGCGGCATTCGACGCGCTGACAAAAGCCGGGTTCTGGCTGGATGACCAGCAGGTAGACGATTACCGCGTAAAGCGGATGCCGATCATCAAGGGCGGCAAACTGGAGTTAACCATCACCGAGCTGGAGCCAGCATGAAACCAGAACTGATCGAATCGCTTCGCATGCGCTGGCTGCGCCTCCGCATTTATCGCCGCCCGGGAACGGTGCTGGTGGACTATCGCATCCTTCGTAACTTTATCCGCATTTACCTGATGGCAGGAGCCGCAGTATGAACCTCGAAAACACCGTGAAATACCACTTCGCAAAGTCCACGATGATCAGCGACTCCCCGCGCGCCACCGCATCAGATTCCTTGACCGGTACGGACATCATGGCAGCCATGGGCATGACGCAGGAACGCGCGGCTATGGGGTACAGCGCTTTCCTCGGGAAGATGGATATCAGCCATAACGACAGGGAGAGGGCGATCGCGCTGCTGGCCGAATACGCGCTGACCAAATGCGATAAGGTTGCCGCGCTGCGTAAGCTGAGCGAAGGAGTTAAGCCGTTGGTAATGCATCAGCTGGCGACGTTCGCGTTTGAGGACTACTCCCGCAGCGCAGCCAGCGTTAAACAGTGCGATTGCTGCGCGGGGCAGGGGTTTATCGAGGCTGACGTGTTCACCAACAAATACCGTAAGCCAGAAGGCAAGATGACCGGGGCCGGAATGGTGAAAGTTAAAGAGACCGTAAAAGTGTTCTGCAAAAAGTGCAACGGCGCAGGGCGGGTCAGCGCAGCCTGTAGCGATTGCCGGGGGCGCGGAAAAGCCGTAAACCAGAAGGAAACAAAGAAACTGGGGGTGCCAGTATTCAGCACATGTAAGCGCTGCAGTGGTCGCGGTTATGAGCGGATCCCTTCGACTGAGGCCCATGCAGCTGTTTGCCAGATTACTGATGCGATCAGCCTGGATACCTGGAAGAAGTCGGTTAAGCCGTTTTACGACCAGCTGATCACGAAATTTGATATCGAAGAAGCCTGGGCAGAAGCGCAGCTCAAGCAGATAACACGATAATGCTCACGAAAACAGCTTACGTTTCAACCGTGAGCTATTTACTTTTCCCGAATTTGTGTTAATTTCGTTCCAACGATGGGTATTGTGTGTTCACCGTTAAGAAACCCGCCACCGAGCGGGTTTTGTCGTTTTAGGGGCTCCGTTATCCAAAAAGTCTATTAGGCTCAAATGGTAGTCATGCCATTTTCACATGATAAACGGAGAGCCTATGACAACAGATACTCGTCCTGTGCCGTGGCCGTGGAAAGCGCCAACATCAGTTAAAGAGCTGATAGGGATGCCCTGTCGAATCATCTCTAAAGAAGATAATTTGATGGCTTTCGCTGGGGATGAGACAGTGCTTATCATCGTGGATGAACAGTCTCGAATCGTTGAGATACGTCAGAAGGACACCAGTTCCGCTCAGGAATAGTATCCACGCACATTACAGGGCTCGCTTCGGCGGGCTTTTTTTCAGGCTCCCGGATACCCCCATCACTCGTTTTGTCGTTAATTTATCCGGAGAGCCTGACTATAAACAGATAAGATTAGTCTTATTTAATGTAAGCCATTAGACTGTCTCAGTGGTGAATCCCCCTATGCGGTGGGGCGACTAGACAGAGGGGTGAATGACGCGGTTCTATGGTCTAGCATAGAGTCACCGGGAGGCACCCGGCACCACACTTAGTCCACATCTACTTTGCCTGTATCTAATAAGTCATATAATGTCGGCTGGATTAGTTCTATCAGAACTTTCAGGGGGCGGTAAGTATGGAAGAAGGTTTCTACTGGATACAGCACAACGGCAGGGTTCAGGTTGCGTACTTCACCAACGACGAAACCGAAGACCTCGAAACGGGTCGAACCATAACGGGTGTATGGCATCTCACGCAAAGCGATGACATCTGCCATGACGGCGAGGCTAAAGTATTACAGGGTCCGCTATCCCCACCTGATTTTTAGAAGATCGGATTAGTGCTTTGCTCAAACTTGTCTAGATTTAATACTGGTGAATCCCCCTATGCGGCGGGGCAAACCAGTTAAAGTTATCTATAAATATGCTTGCGACTCGCATAACTGGTAACGAGTCACCGGGAGGCACCCGGCACCACAATCTACATCTCATCAGGAAATATCTATTCTCAAGGCTGCCGGTTGGTGGCCTTTTTCTATTTCAGGCTCCCGGAAACACCTATCACTCGTTTTGTCGTTAATTCATCCGGAGAGCCTGATCCCTTCACACCGCACAGCACCCCGAAACTATCGGAGGTGAGAGATGTCACGAATGGACAAAATAACCACCGGCGCGGCTTACGGCGCCTCTGCGGGGAGCGTGTTGAACGGCATTCTTAACGCATACAGCCCTGAGCAGTGGAACGCCATCGGCGTGCTGGTGGGCATAGTTGTCGCTGTTCTTACGTACCTGACAAATTTGTACTTCAAAATCCGCGAAGATAATCGCCGCGACAGGAGCCAGAATGAACCCGACGCTGAAAAGTAAGCTCGTGAAGGCCATCCTGGGCGGATCGGGCGCGATAACCATTGCCGCAGTCATGCTGGGTAATGCTGACGGGCTGGAAGGGCGGCGGTATTACGCATATCAGGATGTCGTTGGAGTCTGGACTGTATGTGATGGACATACCGGCGCATACGTTCGCCGCGGCCACCGTTACACCGACAAAGAGTGCGATGCTCTGCTGCAGTCCGACCTGCGCAAGGTGGCGGCAGCCATCGATCCGCTGATTAAGGTCCGCATCCCTGAACCTACCCGGGCAGCGCTTTACTCGTTTACCTACAACGTGGGCGCTGGCGCGTTTAGTCGCTCCACGCTGCTGAAAAAACTGAATGCTGGCGATGTTCCGGGCGCGTGCAAAGAGCTGCAGCGCTGGACGTATGCTGGTGGCCAGCAGTGGAAGGGCCTCATCACCCGGCGCGAGATTGAGCGTGAAGTCTGTGAATGGCAGCAAAAGCCGCAACTATTCAATGGTGGTGTCGGGCCGCTTAACCCTGGGATGCCAGCATCAGCGCCGGGGGGGTTCTGATGAAATCCCATTACCTCATTGCGATCGTCGTGTTCATCCTGTGCCTGTTCGGCGGAGCGTGCTGGTCGGCCTGGTATTACAGCGACAAGGCCAGTCGTGAAAAAATACGGGCAGATAGAGCTGAGCAGCAAGCCGAGTCTGCAAACGCCATTACCGCCAATGTCATTCAGGCGGTGAGCATTATTAACACCATCTCCGAGGCAAATCAGAATGCAAAACAGCAGATCGCACTGGAGTCACAGAGAGTCCAGGCAGATATCAAAGTGGCTGTTGCGAATGATGATTGCGCTCGTCGGCCTGTGCCTGCTGCAGCTACTGACCGGCTGCGGAAGTACGCGGACAGTATACGTACCGGTTCCGATGGTACCGCTGCCGGCAAACCTGATAGCTGAGACGCCGCAACCTGCAATTCCCGATCCGCTGACCTATGGGACCAGCCTGGATTTGAATGTAAGCCTGTTATCAGCGCTAGGGCAGTGCAACATTGATAAGGCCAGCATCAGGAAGATAGATGCGTCGCGCAACTCACAGTAGCCATTCCAAAGTGAGCTTACTAATAACATCTCTAGCGTTTCGTTATGAGAGTAGTGGATTACACTGCGATCTCAGTTTGAGTGAGTCCATATATTCTAAAAAACGACACAAACATAACTATACCTTTTTAGAAGGTGTCGATTTTTTTTTAACATGTAGACTCAACCCATCCTGTATGGATTATCAATCTGACAGGTGTATTGGAAGCCCTTTAGTCATGGCTTTGTCCGGTGGCTCCGGAGCATGGTGGACTGAATGGAATGCAATACTTACAAAGGCCACGCAGTAGCGTGGCCTTTCTTAGACATTTGCGGTTATCTGAAGACAAAGCGACATCTGCCTTAAAACAGACGCAAGAGGGGACTAAGGCAAATTTATGAAAAAAGTATTGGTTTTCTTCAACTCGCAGCAGGTAGAGGTCGCAAATGTACTTAAGCCTGTAACATCGATTGTTCGAAGCTACCCAAACGGTGATGAAGTCTCCCTAAAAATAATGCTTACCGGGATTCATTCACTGACGGGGGATCATCTCGAGATTTGTGTAGCTTCTGATCGAGAGCTTACTCAGGAAGAAGTTTCAAACGCAGTGAAAAAGTATCTGTGAACTCAGCGCCAATAACGCCCGGGAATCCTTACTGGCATGTCGATAACTGATCGCTTTTTTATATCCATGCTGTAAACGAATTATGGTGAATCCCCCTAAGCGGAGGGGCTAATTAACCGGATGGCTCTTCTACACTGGCGCTCATCATGAACGACTGAAGCAGCGAGTCACGGGTGGTTATCCCAACGACTCTCCGGGAGGCACCCGGCATCATATACCCAAAGCCCTTGCAGTGATGCAGGGGCTTTTTTTGTCACAGACCAACGTATCAGGGTTTCCATCCAGGGAGGAAAGCAGGGTTTGGTAGGTGTATGCAGCGACAACATCATTAGTCTATAATTTATAGACATTTATAGTGGAAGATAGTGATTTAACAACTATCACCTTGCTGGAGAATGGGAATATGAGTAAACCAGAAGAGGCCCAAATGAAAGTTGATGCTCTGACACAAAAGACCGAAGAAGAAATTTCCGCTTTGATCGCAAAAAAAATTTCAGAATTAAGAAAAAAAACAGGAAAAGAAGTCTCTGAGATTCAGTTTGTTGCTCGCGAAGCGATGACCGGTCTGGAAGGTTATGACGTGAAAATTAAACTTCTATAAACATATCTTTCAAAGAAGAGGTCGCTTAGGCGGCCCTTTTATTGCCATTACAAAGCGTCTCACCCGGGGCGCTTGATAATGGCTAAAAAAAGAGCCCTCACAAGGAGGGCTACAGGAGTCTCAGTTTATGTGCTCTTTTTATTGATGTTTCCCCGGAGTTGGCATTCTCCGCATCAGAGTCTTGTACATCCTGGCACCATACCAGGTAACAACAAGCGTAAGCGTGGGACATTAAGAATATCCGCACGAATCCATCAACATGGTCAGACAGATTCAAATAGAACCTCATCCCTGAGGCTCTGACACAGTCTCTCCACTGGACTTTAAGCATAGCCACCCGGCTAGCGTCACAGTTATTCGCATGCCATAGTGAAATTACTAATGTGCATGTTTAGATTGTTGATTCAGATCTTAGCGACAAATTTCATTTCTGTTATAAAAATGATTCTTTAATAAAAAAAGGGGAAGTTGTATGGCAGATGAAAAACGTAAATGCACATTTTCTATGCATGGCGAGAAGGAAGAGGGAACGTTCGTCCAGTTTGCTCCAATCGAAACTTACGATGAATCAAACCAACTCCATACACCAGTTAAGGCCATCGTTGAGCGAGACAATGGACAGGTAATCATCCTTAACCCGAATAGTATTACTTTTGTTAAGTAACTAATGGGTTTCCCTAAACCGCCTACGGGCGGTTTTTTAATAGCTAAAAATTGAATATCCCCTTTAGCGGATAAATCTCAAATATACCCTGTAGGGGATAAATGGAGTGAACTATGGCAGGTCTGACACCAAAGCAAAAGGCTTGTCAGAACGCTTTTTTTTCCATTTCAAGGTTCATCATCAGGCGCATTTACGGTATGCCTGATGATGAAAAATTGGTTAAATTTCGTCTAAGCTTTTTTCCCACTCACTAACTTGCTGGTCATATTCATCCCAACTTGCAAAACCAATAGGTCGTTTAGGCTCGTCAAGATTGTGACGCCTCATTCTCACGAGAAGAACACTTATTTGGGATACATGCTGAACAAGTTCGATTGGACTTCCATCTTCACGCAGCCCTTTAAAAGATATCAATGATGGGTCCCAGTAACCAATGCTAGTAAATGTGAAGGTCTGCGTTTGACCAAAAGAAACCAACTGCCCACCAACTTCGTAGTCATCTTCAAGATTACGATGGAAATTATTCACCCATTGAGTTAATCGCAGATGAAATTCATTGGCAAAATTACCCGTTACAGCAAACTGTCTATCAGCTGCATCTTGATGAATTTTGTCCATGACCTCAAAGTGTGCCGATGAATCAAGGTATGTTAGTGGATTGAAATTATTCATGAAATAATCCCTACAAGGAAAAAATAATGGCACTCACCGACAAACAAGAAATGTTCTGTCGCGAGTACCTCATCGATTTAAACGCCACGCAAGCGGCTATTCGGGCGGGGTACAGCGTCAAAACTGCAAACCGTATAGCTGCTCAATTATTGTCAAAACTTGACATCCAAAAAAGGATCGCCGAACTCAAGAGTAAGCGCAACGAGGATGTGGGTATTGATGCGAATTATGTGCTCCGGCGCTTGGTTGAAATCGACCAGATGGACGTTCTGGATATCCTGAATGATGACGGGAGCCTTAAGCCCATCACTTCATGGCCAAAGGCCTGGCGAATTTCGCTAACCGGCCTGGATATCAGCACCACGATCCAGAACTTCGACGAGGAGACATCTGAAACCATCCTCAAAAAGGTTAAATGGCCCGACAAAGTGAAGAACCTCGAACTACTTGGCAAACATGTTCGCGTGCAGGCCTTCAAAGAACAGGTCGAACAGAAAGTAGTAGCCACACACAGCATAATGCCGGTCCCATCCTGCGATAACGTAGACGAGTGGGAAGCGGCAGCGCAGAAGCAGCAGAGCGAGGTTCTTGGTGGATGAATTACAAAGCCGTCTGGAAACCTTTGCCGGGATCGCAATCGCTCTCCCTGAGCTGCCCGTGTAACGAAATCCTCTACGAGGGAACGCGCGGGCCGGGTAAAACCGCCGCGCAACTGGCACGCTTTCGTCGCCTCGTTGGTCTGGGCTATGGATCTTTTTGGCGCGGTGTCATTTTCGATACCGAGTATAAGAACCTCACCGACATCATCACCCAGTCAAAGCGTATGTATCGCCTGTTTAACGACGGCGCGCGCTATCTGGCGTCTGCATCCGAGCTACGCTGGGTATGGCCCACTGGCGAAGAACTGCTGTTCCGCTTCGGAAAAGAAGAAGGTGACTACTGGGACTATCACGGTCAGGAGTTCCCGTTCATTGGCTTCAACGAACTGACCAAGCAGCAATCGTCCGAGTTCTACGAGATGATGTTTTCCTGTCGGCGCTCATCGTTCCGGCCGGAAAACTATCCACGTGATGATGGGTCGCAGCTGAAGCCGATCCCGCTCGAAACGTTCAGTACGACAAACCCGTTTGGCATCGGCCATACCTGGGTGAAGAAGCGCTTCATCGAGCCTGCGCCGCGCGGCACCATCATTCGCGAAACGCAGAAAGTGTTCAATCCACAGACCGAGCGGGAAGAGGATGTGACGCTTACCCGCGTGGCGATTCACGGCTCTTTTAAAGAGAACCCGTATCTGGATCCCCAGTACATTGCCACACTGATGGCCATCAAAGACCCGAACCGCCGCAAAGCTTGGGTTGAGGGCTCGTGGGATGTCACCAGCGGCGGGCGCTTTGACCACCTTTGGAATGCTTCCCATCACGTCATTAAACCTTTCCGCATCCCGGCTAGCTGGACGGTTAACCGTTCCCATGACTGGGGCGAATCGAAGCCGTTCTCTAACCTCTGGTGGGCGCGTACCGACGGTACTGCCGCTGAATTACCGGACGGGCGCCAGTTCTGCCCACCTGCCGGGTCGCTGATCCTCATTGGCGAGTGGTACGGCTGTCCACCGGACGAACTGAACAAAGGCCTGAACATGTCGTCCACAAACGTCGCCAAGGGCGTAGCCTGGGTCGATAAGCGGCTGGTGGGTGAAGAGCTAGCAGAGCCCGAGGAAATAAAACTCAACGGTGTGACGCAGGGGCAACTGAACATCATGCCCGGCATCTGCAAAAAGGTTATTCCCGGCCCAGCTGACGGTGCCATCTACAACACCGGCGATGACGAACTCTCCATTGCCCAGAAAATGGAATCGCAGGGCGTTAAGTGGGTGCCATCCAACAAGAAGCCGGGATCGCGCGTGAACGGCGCAGCCCTGTTTGCTGACATGCTGGAGGCCGTCATTGAAGGCAAGAAGCTGGAATCGGGTACACCTGAGAAAGCAGCATTCTACGTGTTTGACTACTGCCGGGGCTGGATAAGCCGTGTGCCGGTGCTCGTTCGCGACAGCAAAAATCCCGACGACGTAGACACACAGCAGGAAGACCACGACTGGGACGCTACCCGCTACGCCGTTCTGCATTCACCGCCGAAGAAAGTCGGCAAAGTTACCAACCTACGGATTTAACTCCATGCCTGATATTTCAACACCCAATCTGGACTATGGGAACATGGTGCAGGCGTGGGACATTAACGACGCCCTGATGGGCGGCACGCTTTACATGCGCCGGCTGGGTGAGGCATATCTGCCACGCTGGCCGAAGGAAGACAAAGAGGATTACAAAAAGCGCCTGGCAGTGGCCACGCTTCTCCCTGCCTACGAAGAGA